CCACTGCCGCCTTGGTCTTCCTGTCCGCCCGACGTGGCGCCTGTGGCGTCCTGGCCAGTGCCCTGCTGCTGTTCCTGCTGAGGGGGTTGAGTCATCGAAGCAACCCGCGCCGAAAACACGAGATCGTCCTCGCGTTCCTGTTCCATCCGGTCCACGTCAGCCGGGTCGAACTCCCCGAACTCGATCATCCGGGTCCGGAACGGCACCCCAGCAGCGGCGGCCTGCGACAACGCACTTCCGCGTTCCGCCAGAGAGGCCCGCTGCGGCGGCGCCCAAATCACCGACACCCGACCAGCGTCCCGACCCAGCCACCTGTACGCGGCTGAGACGACCTGAGCCCAACCCTGCTGATCCCGACTGTTCCGGTCCTCAACCTTGAACACGAGGCCCTCACGGGACGCCGCAGCACCCTCCGCCGACTGATTCCCCGACGTCGGATCCAACATCGGCAACGGCGTCCGCGACACCGCAGACAACGTCCGGACATCATCCTTCACCGACTCCAGGATCCCCGACAGGTCAACCTGCCCCGACTCCCAGATCTCCGCAGTCGCCGGCATCAACCACAACGCCGCCGGGTCAGCCGAGAAGATGTCGTTGTAGTCGATGGCGTTGCCCTGGTCATCCTTGACCGGGACACCCTTCACGGCCCGCTGCTTGAACGCCTGCAACACGGCGATCGTCAACCGTTGCAACACCATGAAGTTGATCCGCCTCAGCAGATCCAAGTGAGGTTCGGCCTCGCCGACACCATCCAAATTCTCGAACAACACCAACGGCATCAGATCCGGGTCAGCGAACACACGAGTCAACTCGGTGTCCCACTGCCACGTCGCAGGGTTGAACCGGGCCGCGTCCTTCGACTTGGCCTCGACCCACGCCACATCCACCCGGCCAGGCCGGTACAGGAACGCCTTCGTCCGCTGCTCGACGTCGTCGTGCAACACCTTCAACCCGGAACGCAACCGCCACGGCCGGTCAGGCTCCGGGGACGCCACACACCACCGCGGGTCCTCGAACGTCACAACCGGGATTCCCGGGGCGTCATCCTTCGGCGGCGACACCAACGCGTACGCAACCCCGAACCGGGCCTTCAACCGGTGCACGTCAGCGCTGACAACGGGGAGGTTCATGTCCTCCCACAACGCCCACGCCTCACCGTCACCAGTCGCGTCATCATCCACTGACGTCCGCAGACCACGCACCCGCTGCCGCTCCCGGACCGCTTCCTCGATCAACGCGAAGAAGTTCGACCGGGAATGCCGCTGGAACTCCTTCACCGCGTCACGGGCAGCAGCCGGAGCGCCAGGCAACGGCGGAGACCCCGCGTGCCACGCCTCCAACTCGTCGAGCCGCCGCCTCCGGTCCTGGTGGTACAGGTCCACAGCGAGACGCTGCATCCACCACCCAGCGCCGACCTCCGTGGCCGGGCCCGCCGGTGGACGAGTCAAGACGTCGATCGCCACGACCCACCACCCATCGGATTTGTCAGCCAGGCCCGAACTTGTTGGAGCCCTTACGTTCCCCAGGCCATATCCCGAACACGTCGTGGAACCACTGCGACGCAGTCCTCTTCGCCAACTCGGACGGCAGGTACTTCACCAGCTCCCGGTACAGGGCCGTCCACGGGTGTGGTTTGGTGGCCCACTTCTTCAGGCCCTCGCCCTTGGTCCAGTAGCGCTTCAACCGTTCCGCGCCACCAGAAGGAATGTTCGCCGACACCCGGTGAGACTCACCCCAATCTGCTACGGGGATGCCCACTCAACCTGGGGCCAGACATGACAGTGCTACCTGTCGATGCTCTCCGCAATCTAGCAGACCACACCCAGCATGCGCCCGCGACACACTCAACGGACCCTGACCGGCACCCACGACTCCTCCACAACGTTCAACACACCAGCCGCCAAGGCGTCGAGGTACGCAGCGTAGGAGTAGACGCCGGCCACTACGAGGTCGATCTTGTTGGGGCTGTCCGGGGTGTCCTTGGCGATGGTAAGGCCAGACCGGGTCGCCCGGTTCCGTGCGTTCAGCAAGTGCTGCACGAACTCGTGCGTCCCGTCATGGGTGACCGCACCCGAACGCAGCGCCGCCCGGTACGCCTTGACCGTGTCGGCCCACAGCGTGTGCTGGTTCGTCTTCCACCGGATCGGCTGGTCCTGCGTCCGCTTCGCCTTGTAGGAGGCGCCCCACTTCGCAGTCCACCGGGCCATTTCCTCCGACCAGTGCGCCGGGTCACCGTAAAACCCGACCACCTTCCACGTCGCATGCGCCCGCACCAGCGCGGCTTCTACCTCCGCGCGAGGAGGCTCCCACCCGATACCAGCCACCCCCGGCGGCTGCTCCCACACCCCCACCACGAACTGGTGACCATCAGTGACCCGGGTAGCGACCAAACCAGTGGAGTCGGCAACTTCGATCTTCCGGCCCCCGGAGCGGCGACCGTCATCGTCCTTCTTCCGCTGCGACCGACCCGCCGACCCATCGAACCCCAACACAACGATGTCCTTGTCCGCGACGACGGACTCGACGTCAGCAGCCCCTCGAACCTCATCCTCGGACAGGAACGAGTCCTCAGGCGATGTGGCTTGGTTGAAGAAGTAGCGGCGAGACTCAGCGACGGGATTCCGTGGGTCGTATATCTCTGTGAGGATCCGTTCAAGATCCATGACTTCGGAGAACGGCCCGTAGACCTCGCGGAGAGCCGCGATGACCGCATCCTCGTCGGTCAGATCCACACCGTCTGGGGCCTCCCGGTGATCGAACAGCAGGCGCCCCCGCCGGGCCTTCCCCGCCTTGATGTTCCTCGCGAGCTTGTGCGACTCCTCCGCTACGGAATCCTCACCAGGCGCGTACATCGTGGACGTCTCCAACGACCACGGTTGCGCGATCTTCCGCTTGCCGAGGTTTCGCCGCACGGTCCGGTACATCTGTTTCAGGTCTGGAAGGACATAGATGTGAGACTCATCAAAGGTGCAGAATGTCTCTTTCCCGCCGTCCTTGCTAGCGGAAGACGCCGTAGACGGAACGATCTCCCCGCCATTCCACGAATGCGTCTCCACCGACCCATCCGACCAGCGGATCCGCGACACCTCGCCCTTCGTCGGCAGTAGCACCCGCGTCAAGCCCGCCGTGTCCCGAGGCAGTCCCTCCCCGAGCGGCCCATCGGTCAGATTGAAGTAGACGTTGTCGTAGGTGTTGCCAGCCTGGGTTTCCTCCGTCGCCAAGCACCGAATGAACGGGTACTTCACCGGCCGCCCAATCGGCTCTCCAGCCTGGTATACGTACGTCTCTCCCCGGAAGGTGTACCGCTCCCCACCCCGAGCCCACCCAGCAAACCGGACCGGGGCAAACGACTCCCCCAGCGTGATGAACCCCGCTAACTCCGACTTCGCCCGCCCTTTCGCCCGGGACACGAACACCGAGTCGTACAGCCGCCGACCCGACTCCTCCAAGGCGTAGCAGTCCACCGTGATCTCTGTGAACTCGTCGTCCAACACCACCGGCTCGCCCTGCACGTCACCCGGACCATGGACACAGAACTTCTCGATCCACCACGTCAGGAACCAACCCAACGACCTGTTCCGGTCATGGTCCGCCGAGCGGACCACCTCACGGGGCACGCCGTCAGTCGTCGGTGCCGGTCAGCCGCGCCCGCCGATCGGCCAACGACGCCACCTCGGGCGGCACGACATCCTCGCCATCGACCAACTCGGCCTCAACCGGCTTCACCTTGATACGCGCCCGCTGCATGTCCAGCTCCGTCAACGACAACCCAGCACCCAGAGCCGACACCAACGCCTTGAACGACTCCGAACCAGGCCGATCCAAGTACCGATCAACCAACGGCAACGACAAATGCAACTCGAACCACGTACCCGCACCCCACGTCGCAGCCTGCGGCAAACGCGCCAACTCCGCATACACCCGCAACGCATCAGGCGACACCCGCACCCACTCCGGGACGGCAGGGATATCGCCATCCCACGCCTCACCATGGATCTCAGTCCACCCCTCACCAGCCGGCAACACAGGATCAGCGTTCGTGCGGCGACGGTTCTCGTTAGGTGCAGGACCAGGACGACGACCAGCCATGACGGCCTCCCTCGCAGGATAGGAACCCATCACCCATGACGGGCCGATGAGACAGAAGGTTGAAACGGACAGAACGGGGCACCACGGGCACTCGGGGACCTTGGATCTTGTACTCACGGCGGG